AATGACAACCGATATTTACAAGCAACACGAAGCGGCATTCTCGCGCGTTTCGGCCTTCGTGATCCTTGACGCGGCGGGTTCGCCCGTCGCCAAGGTCGCGTTTAAGTTTCCCGCCGATGGCGCGGGCCGCTTGTACGCTTACACCCATTTCATCGGTCTGCCCATGACGCGCGCCTATGCGGGCGGCTATGGGTATGACAAGCGCACGCTGGCCGTTGTCGATGGTTTCGCCAAGGCGAAGCAAGCGGCGGATGCTTGGAAGCCTGAGCACGACTGGCAGGATCGCGACGAGTATCGCGCGATGGTCGTCGATCTGAACGCGCGCCTTGCGGCATTTATGGCCGCCTTTGCCGATGCCGGTGGCGAGTATTGGGACACGCTCCTGCGCCGGGCGGGCTTCCAAGTCGTGCAGGCCGTCTAGCCATGACCTCACCTGATTATCGCCGCGGCTATGAAGCCGGATACCAGGACGGATTCGACGCCGCGGAATATGGCGAAGAAGACCCGCCGCGCAGGGGGTGGCCTGTTAGGGAACTGACCGGCGCCCTCTGGTTTTTGATTTTTCTGACCTGCTGCTATGCGGCCTGGTTAATGACAGGGAGATAAGAAAATGAAGAAGTATGCACCCCGCCGATCCTCCGCGCGATGGTCCGAAGCAGCGCCCGAATATGTCCTGGCCTGTTACGATAACGGCGGGAAAACGGCCGATCGCTATACCGTGCTTTTTGGCGGTTCGCTTTATGACGATAGCATGGGGCGCAACGCCAGCTATCTTGGCATGAGCGACGCCCCAACGCACCCCCAGGGCTTCAGCCAATGGAGTGAGATGCCCGCCGCTAATCGCGACGCCTGCGGAAAGCATATACGTTGGCTGGACCTGCCAGAACACATTCGTAATCACGTCGTCGCACGTGCAACGCAAGAATAGGGAGATAAGACAATGAAGCTGTTCACAACAGCGAGGGAACGCGCGATCTGCGCGGATCGCATTGACGAGATGGCGAAACGCTTTGGCTACACAACGAGACGAGTTTCCGGTGTTGAGGCGAGCCTGCCGCGATGCACCACGGTGTTTGTCGAGACGGTCAACGGGTTAACGGCCATGGTTGATCTTTGGCCGGCTGACGCAGTGTTGATCCATTGGCATGGCCTGAAAGACCCTCACAAGTTGGCCCGGGGCTTTTCGGGCGACGTGAACCCCTACCATTTTCATAAGGCTACAGCGTTCGCCTATTCGGCCGATGGCCTTATCGCGCGGTTAGCCCTCGACCTCACCGACATACAAACAGGGAAGGCTTTTCAATGACATCTTTCAGCATCAAAACCGTTGCGGCCGCCATCCTTGAGGATCCTATGTTTCTCGCGCTCTCTGACACAGAGCGCGAGGATGCGGCCAGGCCGCTGATACGCGCGGCCGGCCGTGATCCCGATCCAATGACGGTCTCGATCGTTCTGAGCGCCGCCGCGAAGTTGGCGTCAACGCCTGAGCCCGAAAGCGCGGCGCCTGGGCCCCTCGAAGCTCCACCGCCTCGCCCTATACCAGAGCGCCTTGTCGCCGCTGTGGAGCGCCGGCCTGTACGCCGGCGCGCCGTGCTGCCTCTCTACGCAGAGGCCATGGGTTACAGCGATATGGATCTGTCTGAGGTTCTCGGCGTCCAGAGGACGACCGCAAACCAGAAGCGACTCGGCAAGATGCCAGAAAACCTTTCGAAGCTTCAACTCGACTCCATGATCAGGGCTTTGAAAGAGCGCCAGGGCGCGATGCAAAAGGCTCTTGACATCCTGCGCGACATGCAGGACGCTTAACACGTTAATCGCCGATAGGGTACAGCAGAAGGAGGTGATCCAAGTGTTATCGCAGGGTTAAAACCCTGCCCAGGCCCCGAGGCGCCCCCGCGCCGGCGGGGCTTTCGGCGTGTGAGGTTCAAATGATTTTAGCCTGCGACCCCGGCCTGAAAGGCGCTTTCGCCCTGATGGGGCGAAGCTCCTGCGACGTATGGCCCATGCCAACGTATATCGCGCGCAAGGGCGCGAAGGATCGGCAGATGCTCGATGAGCCGGGCGTGCTTGAGATCATCACCCGCGCCAGGTGCCTGGGCGCCGAGGCGCTGATCATCGAACACGTCAACGGCGTGCAAGGCCAAAGCGCCAGCGCCGCTTTCACATTCGGTTACGGCGTCGGCGTCATCACCACGGCGTCGCGGATCGCGGGCTTTCAGATCCACCGCGTGCCGGCCGTGACATGGAAGAAGGCGCTGAAGTGCCCTGTCGACAAGCAGGCGGCGAGGGCCAAGGCGTCGGAACTGATGCCGAAGTGGTCGCACCTGTGGCCGCTGAAATCACACGAAGGAAGGGCCGAGGCGGCAATGATCGGATACTGGTGGCTGAACCATGCGGGATAAGTGCAAGACCTATGAGGAAGACGAGCGGCTTCACCGCCTGGAGTATCACCTCGATATCACGCGCTCGCAGGCGCGGCTCCTGATGACGCTGTACAAGGCGCATAAGCCCCTCGACTGGTTTGCGCTGAAGCGCGGCATAGGATCGCAGGCGGCGATCGGTGACGGCCTTGTGCGCGTGCTGATCTCACAGGTACGCCTCAAGATGCGCCGCGATACGATCGACACAGATGATCTGGGCTGGATCCTGTCGCCGTCTGGCAGGGCTACGGTTGCGAAGGCGCTGGGCGAGTGAAGCGCGGCGCCGTCTACAACGAGATCGACCCCTATGCGGCGGAGTGGCTCAAGCGCCTTATCCTGTTCGGCCATATCGCCGATGGCGACGTCGATACGCGCTCGATCAAGGACGTACACCCTGACGACTGGAAGGGCTATGCACAGGTTCACTGTTTCGCCGGCATAGGCATCTGGAGCCATGCGCTGCGCCAGGCGGGCTGGCCCGATGACCGGCCTGTGTGGACGGGATCCTGCCCCTGCCAACCCTTCAGCGCCGCGGGACAACAAAAAGGATTCGATGATGACAGACACCTATGGCCCGAATGGTTCCGCCTCATCGGCGAGCACCGCCCTGCAACAGTCCTTGGAGAACAGGTTGCGAGCCCTGACGCACTCAAGTGGCTCGACGCTGTTTCGGCTGACATGGAAGGTGCGGATTACGCCATCGGGGCGGCCGATTTGTGCGCTGCGGGCGTCGGCGCCCCGCACATCCGGCAAAGACTGTTCTTCGTGGCCCTCGCCGATGGCGGGCACACCGGCGCGGAACGGCAACAACGAAGCAGGGAACACCGACAGCAGCCGAAAGACGGTCGCGCTTGCGTCGTGGCCCTCGCCCAAGGAAAGCAACGGGACGGGGACGGGGACGAGGGGCGAAGGCGGTCAGAACCTGCAGACGGCAGCGGCATGGAGTACGCCGCGCGCCAACAAGAGGGGCTTTCCCGACGCACACGGGAGCCAGGAGGGACCGGCGGCGGGGTGGCCCACCACCACCACCAGGGACGGGAAGGGCGGCTATCAGGGCGGCAGGATACGGAACGGCAAGATCAGCACGGATGTTCTGGACGTGACGGCGCAACTGGCGGGCTACAACACCCCCAGAGCGACGGACGGGAGCAACGGCGGACCGAACCAGAGTGGCGGCGCACTGCTGGCGTCTGGCGAGAGGCCGATTGGATATGGTGCAGAGACGGCAAGTACAGGCCAGTTGAGCCCTCAACATTCCCGTTGGCTCATGGGTATCCCTCCAGAGTGGGAAGACTGCGCGCCTATGGCAATGCGATCTGCGCGCCGGTCGCCGAAACCTTCATCCGCGCGGTGATGAGCCTGTGACGCTCCCTTTATTAGACTACCAGATTGAGGGCGCGAAATTTCTCGCCTGCCATAGGTTGCACAGGCTCGGCCTGTTCGACGAGATGGGCGTAGGAAAGACGGCGCAGGCCATAGCCGCCGCTGACGGCCTGAGAGCCAAGCGCATGATCGTCGTCTGCCCCGCCTCTGTGCGTGCCGTGTGGGTGGGTGAGTTCAAGAAGTTCGCCACGATCCCCCGGCGTATCCTCAAAGGCCAGACGATCAACGACTTGAACATCTTCCTTCGCCACAGGGCCGACGTGCTGCTGCTGTCCTACGAGATGGCGACAAAGTGGGCCAAGCGCCTCGAAGGCGACATCTACGACTTGCTGATCTTCGACGAGGCGCAGTACCTCAAGGGTCACGACACCCTGCGCACCCGCGCGATGCTCGGCCACAGGTGCGACGGCTCTGGCGGCCTGGCGCGATGGGCTGCAAGGGTCTGGTTCCTGTCGGGTACGCCTGCACCCAACGATCCCGTCGACATCTGGCCTTTCCTGCGCTTCACGGGCGCCACGTCGATGAACCTGCGCCCCTTCACCGATCGCTACTTCAAGTCCCGCGCGGGTACATACAACGTCAAGCAGACGCCGCGGGACGAGATGATGCCCGAGTTACGCGACGCCATCAAGGCTGTCTCCCTGCGCCGCACGAAGGCCGACGTCGGGCTGAAACTGCCGCCGATATGGCTGACGGCGCAGGAAGTCGACGGCGACGCCGCCGAGATACGGCGGCTCCTGCGCGAGCATCCGGGGCTTGAGGACGAGATCAAGAGGGCTGTCGAGGCCGGTGGTCTGTCGTTCCTCGAAGCCCAACATATTGCCACTCTTCGCCGCTTGGTAGGTGAGGCCAAGGCCCCGGCGTTCACGCAACTCATCGCGGAGGAACTAGACAATGGGCTCGATAAGGTTGTTATCTTTTTCTGCCATACGCGCGCTCTTGAGCTTGTGCGAACTGGACTTGCCGGGCGGGGCTTCGGTTGTTGTCACGTTGATGGATCGGTCGGGGAAAGAGATCGAATCGCGGCGGTTGACGCTTTCCAGCGGGATCCTCAAACGCGTGTCTTCCTGGGAAATGTTCGTGCTGCGGGAACGGGCCTTACTCTCACGGCCGCAGCCGACGTCGTAATGCTGGAGAGCGACTGGTCGCCAGCGGCGAACAGCCAGGCGCTGATGAGGGTTCACCGGATCGGCCAGGAGAGGCAAGTCCGCGCCCGGTTCATCAGTCTCGCGAACTCTATCGACGACCATGTGACAGCGACTGTCGCGCGAAAAACGCAGGCCATCCTCAAGATGGGCTTGACAGTCTGACGAACACGATTAACGTGTTATTCGTTTTAACCCAAAGGAGCCCACTGTGGCGCGAATCACAATCGAACTGAACACGGATGAATATGCGGACCGCCGCCTTTTGGCGTGCGTCAGCCGAACCCTGGATGATCGGGAGGCTTTGCCGGTCGAACCTGTCAACGATGAGGAATCCACGGTCCGCCCTACCGAGGCCGCCCCTTCGGAAGAAGCGCCGAAGCGGTCGCGGCGAACCAAGGCGGAAATGGAAGCCACAAAGGCCCCCGCTGCCCCGACTGCGGAACCGACGCCCGCGCCGGCGACACACACGGATGTCTCCACTACTGGCACATCTGGAACAGCTTCGACAGACACAGGTGAGCCGGCCGTCACGCTGGCGCAGGTGAACGGCAAGATGCGTGAGCTTCTCGCCAACCACCCGGCCGAGAAGATTCAGGAGATCATCAAGCAGGCGACGGATGGCCGCTACGGTTCCGCCACAGGCATGATGAACGACGCCGGCCTGTCTGACGCCACGCGCCAGACCATGCTGGAGACGATCTTCGCCGGCCTCAACGCTCTCTCGGCCAAGTAGGAGAACCCCGTGGCTGAAGTCCACTCCCGCTTCGGCGGGTCCAAGGCTGATCGCTGGATGAATTGCCCTGGTTCCGTGGCGCTCTGCGCTACGGTTCCTGCACTGCCCTCATCCTCTTATGCGCAGGAGGGCACAACGGCCCACGCCGTGGGTGAGTACGCCCTGCGCAACGGCTACGAGAACGCGGCGATGGCGGCGGGCGACATGCCGCTCGAAGGCATGATCGTCGATCGCGAGATGTGCGACGCCGTGCAGGTGTATCTCGACGCGGTGTACGCCGAGATGGGTAGTGCGCCCGACACCGAACTGTACGTCGAGCAGTCGTTCACCTTCCCCGGCATGAATGGCGAGGTGTTCGGCCGCAATGACGCCATCGTCTACACGCCGTCGCGCAAGCGCCTCGTGGTGTTCGACTACAAGCACGGCGTCGGCGTGTCGGTGAGCGCCGACGACAATGCGCAGTTGAAGTTCTACGCGGCGGGCGCCGTACTGGCGAACCCGACGTGGCAGGTGGCCGAGATCGTTCTCGTCATCGTCCAGCCTCGCGCCCGCGATGCCGAAGATGTCGGGGCCGTGAAGCCGTGGGAGATGGACGTGCTGGAGGTGATCGACTTCAGTGCGGAGATCGAACGCGCCGTGGTGGAGGCAAACAATATAGGGCGAGCCTTTGGCGCTGCTTACGATACGGGGTACGGCTTGAAGCCTGGTTCATGGTGCCGCTGGTGCGACGCCGCGGCCATCTGTCCGGCCCGCGAGCAACAGGCGATCGACGCCATGGGCGTCGCCTTCGCCGACATCACCCAAGTCGACGTGACGGCGCTTGACGAGCCGGCTAACCTCGACGTCGAGCGCATCAGCCAGGTGCTGAAGGGCATCGACATTCTCAACTCGTGGGCCAATCAGGTGCGCGAGTTCGCCGAGGCGCAGATGATCGCCGGCAACCTGACGATCCCGGGCTGGAAGGTCGTGCAAAAGATCGGACGCGCCAAGTGGATCGACAGCGATCAGGAAGTCGCCGCCTATCTCGACATGCTGTTCGGCCTCGCTGCCGACGACGTTACGCCGCGCAAGCTCGCGACCATCGGCGCTGTCGAGAAGATGATGAAGTCGGCCGGCGCGACGAAGGAAGACATTGAAGACGTGAAGCTGCGCTTCACGATCAAGGAGAGTTCCGGCGTGACCATCGCGCCCGAACGAGACAGGCGCGATGCCGTCCGCCCTGGCTCTCAATTCGACGGCGTGAAAGTTGAAAGCTAAAGACATGAACAGCGCATCTGACAAAAGCGACGCCTGGATACAGCGCACACTCCAGGGGAACCCCTGCCTTGATCTGGGCGACGGGAACTTCAGGACGTGCCCCGGCCGTCTCTCCTTCCCGAATATCTTCTCCCGCTCCAAGCCGATCCCGCCCGCGACGGAAGGCAAGTACGGAACCAACTTCGTGTTTCCTGTAGGCGCCGACATCAACATCCTGATGCGGGCGGCCGAGGCGTGCGCCCTCGACAAGTGGCCCAAGGGCGGCGGCAAGCTGAAAGGTCCGTTCAAGCAGCAGGAAGAGATGCTGAAGTACGAAGGCTATGAGGCGGGTGGCTATTACATCAGCGCCACCGCCGACAAGACGCCGCCCCGCGTGTTCGACAGCCGCATGGTTCCAATCACCGACGAGGCGCGCGTTTATCCGGGCGTCTGGGCTGTCGCCATCATCAGGCCATTCTCCTACGACAAGAACGTCAACAAGGGCGTATCCTTTGGCCTCCAGGGGCTGATGATCGTCGCCGATGACAAGCAACTCGGCGGCGGTGGTGTCGATCCCCAGAAGGCGTTCGGCGGCGTCAGCATCGACGCCGAGGTGAACCCCGCCGCGGGCTTCGAGCCCGGTTCAGCCGCTGCGAGCCTGTTCGAATAGTGCCGATGCACATCGACACAGAGACGCGGAGTGCGGTCGACCTCAAAAAGGTCGGCTTGCACCGCTACTTCGAGGATCCCTCGACAGAGTTGCTCTGCGCTTCGGCGCAGGGCAACGGCCTGCCGATCCTCGCACATAATGCCGCTTTCGAGCGTATCGGCCTCAACAGCTATGGGGCCAACATCCATCCCTCCGAACAAGTCTGCACGCTCGCCAGAGCCGCTGCGCTCTCCCTGCCGACGTCTCTCGACCAGTGTGGCGAAGCCCTCGACGCGCCTTTCAAGAAGGACAAGGCTGGTCACGCGCTGATGCTCAAGATGTGCAAGGCCGGATACGAGCCGAAGCCGGGAGAGATGGAGCGCCTTCAGGCGTACTGCGATCAGGACGTG